GACAAGTAGGTGACTTACTTGACGAAATCAACGCAGAAGAATCAGGCGTTACTGAGGAAGACGAATCAGACGTAGAGTTTGATGACGAAGCCGAAGAAGATGGAGAAGACCTAACTCATGACATGGAAATGGATAATGATGATGGTGAAGATTCTGAAGAAGTTGAAGATGCAGTTATCAGAATTGAAGACAAACTTGACCAGTTAATGGCTGAGTTTGAAGAAATCATGGGCGGTGGCGCAGCCGACGCTGATATGGGCGATGAAGGCGACGAAATGGTTGACTTTGAAGCCGGTTCAGAAGAAGAAGTTATGGAAGCAATCCAGTTACAAAAAGTATCTGTGACACATGGCGATAACGGCGTGCAAACAAAGAGCCCAGTAGCCGCAAATTCTGGCAAAGCAGGCATGGACAGCAAGCCAGTTAACTTTGGCAGTGCCGACGAAAAAGGTCGCACAGCCCCAACTGCGAAAGATGTAGAAGGCGCATCTAAGTTTAAGAACGCCCCAGGACATAAGACGCAAGATTTGTCAAGTGCACCAAAGCCCGTTACAAAAGACGGGTCAGCATACGACAAGAGTCCAGTAGCAAAGTAAGGTCTGAGACAAATGGCTTTGTACCTCAGAGAAAATTTGACATTCGACCGCGCTAATATCGTGGTCGAATCCTCAGGTGAAGGCTCATTAAAGTCCCTTTATATGAAGGGTATTTTCATTCAGGGTGGAGTAAAAAACGCCAATGAACGTGTTTATCCCGTTAATGAAATTGAAAGTGCTGTTGATACTTTAAACAAGCAAATTACAGAAGGCTACTCAGTTTTAGGTGAAGTAGATCACCCGGATGATTTAAAAATTAATTTGGACCGTGTATCACATATGATTACTAGTATGTGGATGGACGGTCCAAATGGTTATGGAAAACTAAAAATTCTTCCAACTCCAATGGGGCAGTTAGTAACTACCATGTTGGACAGTGGAGTCAAACTAGGTGTATCTAGTCGTGGATCAGGTAATGTAAACGATTTAGATGGCCGCGTCAGTGATTTTGAAATTATCACTGTAGATATTGTCGCACAACCTAGCGCACCAAACGCTTATCCAAAGGCGATCTATGAAGGCATGATGAACATGCGTCATGGAAATAAGTTAATGGATATTGCTAAGGAAGCAAGAGGCGACAAAAAAGTAGAGAAGTTTTTGAAAGAGGAAGTAATGCGCCTCATCAAAGACCTCAAATTATAAAAAGGGGATATCAGCATGTTTGATGCTATCAAGCCATTACTTGAAAGTGGATTAATCAGCGAAGATATCGGGACTCAATTAAATGAAGCCTGGGAATCTAAGTTGAACGAAGCAAAAAATCAAGTACGTGCAGAATTACACGAAGAATTCGCACAACGTTACGAGCATGATCGTAGTGTAATGGTAGAAGCCCTCGATAAGATGATGACAGACAGTCTTTCAGAAGAAATTTCAGAATTTCGCAATGAAAGACAAGCAATGAACGAAGACCGCGTAAAAGCAAAACTCAAGTTACAAGAAAATGCAACTAAATTCAATGATTTCATGGTTACTAAACTAGCCGAAGAAATTCGTGAACTACGCACTGATCGTAAACTTCAGATGGAAAATCAGAAGAAACTTGAAAAGTTTGTGACACATGCACTAGCCCGCGAAATTAAAGAATTCGCAGTGGATAGACAAGCAGTTGTTGAAGCAAAGGTCAAGTTGGTTGCCGAAGGTCGCAAGCAATTAGAAACACTTAAAAGCAAGTTTGTTGCTGAAAGTGCTAAAAGAGTTAGCAACATTGTCGAAACACATCTTAAGGGTGAACTATCAACACTTAAGGAAGACATTACATCTGCTAGAGAAAACAACTTTGGACGTAAATTGTTCGAAGCATTCGCAAGCGAATTCTCAGTTACTCATTTAAATGAGAAGGCTGAAACTCGTAAGTTAATGCAAGCACTTACTGCCAAGGATGTAAAACTAGCCGAATCTGCTAAGGTAATTGCGCAAGCAACTAAATTAGTGGAAGCAAAAGAACGTGAAGTTCGCATTATTAAAGAGTCAACTCAACGTGAAAAGGCACTAGATGATCTATTATCTAACCTTAACACAGAGAAAGCCGTAGTAATGAGAAGTTTACTAGAAAGCGTTCAGACACCAAAATTGAAGAACGCATTCGACAAGTATTTACCTGCTGTTCTTAATACTGGATCAGAAACAAAGGTCACAAAGCCTGCGTTAACTGAATCTGTTATTGTAGAAGCAACCGGTAATAAAACTGCCAAGAATTACAAAGAAGTTGATTTGAGTGAACGTGATAACGTCATTGATATCAAGCGCCTGGCAGGGCTTTAATTAGACATAGTTTAGGAGAATATAAATGTCAAAAGTATTATTAGAAAGCCGTTGGGACGAAACTAAAGACGCCCTGCTAGAAGGCTTAAAAGGAACTCGTCGTTCAACAATGGGTGTTATTTTAGAAAACACCAAGAAGCAGTTGCTTGCTGAATCTTCAGCCGGTACTACAACTGCAGGTAACATCGCAACTCTTAACCGCGTAATTCTACCGGTTATTCGTCGTGTTATGCCAACTGTTATCGCTAACGAACTCGTTGGTGTTCAGCCAATGACAGGCCCAGTTGGTCAGATTCACACATTGCGTGTACGTTACGCTCAGTCATTGACTGACAACTCAGCAGCCGCTACATCTGTAACTGCTGGTGAAGAAGCACTCTCACCATTCAAGATTGCACAGGCATACTCACGTGTTAAGAACGATGCTACATCTAGTTCTTACTACACTGGTGCTGACACAGCAACTCTTGAAGGTAACGGTGGTAAGCAGATTTCTGTGCAGATTCTACGTCAGGCTGTTGAAGCCAAGTCACGTAAGTTGCAAGCACGTTGGACATTTGAAGCCGCGCAAGACGCACAGTCACAGCACGGTATCGATGTTGAATCAGAAATCATGGCCGCTTTAGCACAAGAAATTACTGCTGAAATCGACCAAGAAATCTTGCTTTCATTGCGCACTCTAGCGTCAACTGAATTCACATACAACCAGGCTACTGTATCAGGTACTGCTACATACGTTGGTGACGAACATGCTGCCTTAGCAGTTCTAATCAATCGTGTTGCTAACTTGATTGCACAGCGCACTCGTCGTGGTGCTGGTAACTGGGCTGTTGTTTCTTCAGCCGCATTGACTGTTCTACAGTCTGCAACAACATCTGCATTCGCACGTACTACAGAAGGTACATTCGAAGCACCAACTAACACTAAGTTCGTAGGTACTTTGAACGGCGCAATGCGTGTGTTCGTTGACTCATATGCTCCTGACACTCAGCCAGTATTGGTTGGTTATAAGGGTTCATCTGAAACTGACGCGGCAGCGTTCTATTGCCCATACATTCCATTGATGAGCAGTGGCGTTGTTCTAGATCCATCAACATTCGAACCAGTCGTATCATTCATGACACGTTATGGTTACATCGAATTAACAAACACTGCGTCATCATTCGGTAACGCGGCTGATTACGTTGGTGAAATCGCTGTTCAGAACTTGACATTCCAATAAGAAAAACTTTCTCAGGGATGGGAAGTGGGAAAAGGCTCTTCGGAGCCTTTTCTTTTGGCTATTTTGTGTTACCGTGATAAATATGTTAAAGGATAACATAATATGGATATTGGAGCAGGAATAACAATTGGTGGCGGGGTTGGCATAACAAAACAACCTCCCCCACCAACCGGACAACAAGCATATACTACAGCAGGAACATTTAGTTGGACTGCCCCTGCAGGTGTTACTTCAGTTAGTGTTGTTGCAGTAGGCGGCGGCGGCGGTGGACAAAATTATGGCGGTGGCGGTGGCGGTGGCTTGGGATGGAAAAATAATATTGCAGTTACACCAGGTCAAACATATACAGTTCAAGTTGGCGCCGGCGGCAGTGCTGGCAATGGTGTCGGTGGTGACAGTTATTTTATCAATGCTACTACTGTTAAAGGTGGCGGCGCAGTTTCTATGTACTGGGATGCCGGTAATTATCGCTGGTCTGATAGTGGTGGCAGTTACGTAGGTGATGGTGGAGGTAACGGTGGTAATGGTTACGGCACTGGCTACGGTGACGAAGGTGTTGCTGGAGCAGGTGGTGGCGCCGGCGGCTATTCAGGTAATGGCGGTAATGGCGGTAGCAATAAAGGTGGCAGCCTTAATGGTCTTACTGCTGGAAGTGGCGGTGGCGGTGGTGGTGGCTATCCAGGCTATGCAGTTAGTCCTGTAGGTTGGAGAAGCGGAACACAAGGCGGTGGTGGCGTAGGCTTATTGGGTCAAGGCACCAGCGGATCAGCTGGCGGCGACAGCAATGGAGGCTCTGGCGGTGCATCAGGAACTCAAGGTATCAATTCATCTACTGTTGCCGGTGGATTATATGGCGGCGGTGGCGGCAATGGCAATAGTAACTATAGTCCAGCAAAAACTCCCGGTGCTGGCGGTGGAGTTCGTATTATCTGGGGTGACAATCGTGCATTCCCTTCTACAAACACAGCGGATATGTCGTAAACATCTTCAAATACAAAGTAAAGGCTCTTCGGAGCCTTTATTTTTGGCTATGCGATACGTGTATCACCGTCTACTGTTGCATTTAAAATAGATTTTTTACCAGTACGCAACTTCTTATTATGTATTCTAGCACAGTTGGCGCACAAAGTCAACAAGTTTCTTTTTATCTTATTGCTTTTATTTCCATCTCTATACACTAAATCTAGTTGACATTTATCTTCTGGTACAAAGTCGCATTTTTCACAACTTGTTTTTTTATGTTGTAGATGTTTAAATCTATTATTATAAATTGCCTTCGCACAATCAACACAATAGCGATGCCATTTTTGAAAGCCATGTTTACTCTTGCCATTTGGTTTAGCAAGAGCAAAGTCACAATGACTGCACATAGGTCTTGATGGCTGAGTAGTAAGCATCTTGTATTTATAAAAAAGCACTCCTAGGTTCTTTTTTCTG